CCGCCATTGCCAGCCATAATTTAAACCTCCTAGTCGTCTAATACATCATATGAAACAAAAAGAGTTAAATCAGAGTTTGCACTAGCTCCACCTTTTAATGTGTCACCTTCTTCAAGGTATATTGGTGTGTCTGATAAAACTAAAACTGCATCTGCTGGTACAGAAACTGTACTAGCTATTTTGAAAGTTGCTCCTGAGATTGATGCACCTGTAGCTGCTGATGTTCTTGTTGCTTTTGTTACTTGCACAGTTACATCTGCTGCTGAGGTTCCATCTATGTTTGCAACTGATATTCTATTTAATTTAACTAATTTACCTGTAGAAATTAACATAAGAGAAGTAGTAAGAGTTGTATCTAATTCAAACCCTTGCGACTCTCCGTTAATTGTTGCTACGTTTACTATATTTGGTGCTGCCATAATTATCTCCTTTTATCCAAAAATCATCGCCATTGCAATAGCTTTACCTGTAGAAATTCCTGCATCAGCGAAAGATAAATTACCTGAAGAATCTGACACTAATGCTTGTCCTGAAGAGGTTGCATCGGCTGTTGGTAAGTTTAATGTAAAGCTAGATCCTACGGTAGCTGCTGCTCTTAAACCAATATATTGGCCTCCAGTAGCGTCCTCAAATCTAAGCTCATTTCTGTTTACTAAATTTATTTGTGAAAATTCTGCAAATACATCTACGATATTTGGATTAGTTCCATCATCAGCTTTTGCGTAAACAAATTTTGTTCCTTTATCTGTAGATGAAAAAGTTACGCTGCTTCCTGATCCACTTGTGTATTGAAACTCCACAGTGAATGCACCACTTGTACTATTTTTAATTATGTAAAAATTTTCTACATCTAAAGCAATTGAAACAGTAATATTACCTGTTATGGTTCCTGTTAATTCTATTATTCTATGAGCGATGGTTGCACCTGTTGAACCATCAGATACAGCTATTGCTGTATCACCAGTTCCGTTGACTGCTTGTGCTTTAAAGCCACCTAAAATTTGACTTAGTATATTTAAATTTGTATTTGTTTTATCACCCCACAAACCAGCTTGTTCGCCGGTTACCATTAATTCAACACCTAAAGGCGTATAACTTGAAGGCATAATTTATCTCCTGTTTAAGCTGCCCGAGTCCATGTTACGTTAGAACCCGTATTTAAGTCACTATAAGTTACAGATGAACCTGTGTCAAGCGGTGCCCAAGCAGTAACAAATGGGAATCCTACGCCTGAATCTATCTGAACTCCAGTAGGCTTAATAACAGCTGTTTGTTTAGTTGCAATAGTGCCAATACTTGATGTAATTTGTTGACCTGTAACATTAGCATCTATTGAAGGCGTAACAATTGTAGTTCCTAAACCTGTGGATATTTGGAATCCAGTAGGTCTTATTGTTATATCAGTAAATGCTCTAAATGTGCTTCCAAATCCTGAATTTATTTGTTGACCAGATACCTGTATTACTCTTGAACCTACAATAGCTGCTGTGCCTACAGCTGACGTAATTGATTGACCTGTAACACTAAATGTTTCAAAATTTGTAACAGTTGGACTTCCGACTGCAGAGTTGATTTGAGGCGCATGTACATGTACAAAAGTAGCATCAGCTTCAACATCTACTATTCCAACATTAGATGTTATAGTTTGAGTAGTAGGTCTAACTACTATATCTGCTCTCGCTACAACAGAACCAATTGCAGATGTAATTTGTTGTCCTGTAACAGCGGTAGTAAATTTACCACCCCAAACTAAATTACCCCAAGTTCTTCTGCCCCATCCAGCGTTTATTTCTGCTGTAACATTTACTGTTCCTATTGAAGAACCAATTTGTTGACCTGTTAAAGGAACTTGAACTGGTAAACCATTTTCACCCCAAGCTTCATTTCCCCATTGGGCTCTGCCCCAACCAGTAGCATTGAATGCAGACAGAGTGCCTATTCCAGAATTTATAGCTTGACCAGTAACTGAAGCTGATACAACATCAGATGCCCAAGAGTTGGCTCCCCATTTATTATTACCCCAGGTCGAAGCCATTTATTAACCTCCTTATGCTAATCTTATAATAGCTAAAGTGTCAGTAAAATTTGGAAATTGAATTGTAAAAGTCCCTGATGTTGATGTTTTATTAGAAACAAAATCTAAAACAGCTACAGATTTGTTTGCTTGAGATGTATTATAAATTAATGCACCCATTGCAGTTATTGTTGCTGTTAAATAAGATAAATCTGCAAAATCTACTATTGCAGTTGTTCCGGATAATTTGTGTGTTTGTCCTGTAAGTACTTTACCTCCTGAAGAATAGTCACCAGTTGAATCTGTAACTTGTCCTGCAGTTGTAAAAGATGCTAATGATGGACCAATAACTGAACTATCAGTGTAAAGTGCTAATTTAAATTTATCACCACCTGATGCTGCAAAGTCATGTGTCCCGTTCAAAAGTTGGTTTTTAAATGAACTTGTAATTGCGCTTGTTGTAATTGCCATAATTTTTCTCCTGTTTTTACGGTGACGGCGAATCTATTTTGATTCTTATCGCACCATTGAAATAATCATCTCTTCTTCTTCTGCCAATCTGCTCTATTGCATACTTAGCTATAGCATTATTATACTGTTTTTCATAATATTGCAACATGTCCATTGGACCTTTCAAATAGCCAAAAGCTTCGATTAAACACGCATACAACAATCCATTAGGGAAGTTTTTACTTACATATGTCTGTGTGTTAGTAGAAGATAAACCATCTGGTTTAGCTACATAACTAGCTTGAATGCTAAAAGTAGCATTAGGTATTGGAGCAAATACTAATGTGTCATTATCCAAATTTGAATAATATTTAGGCACACCAGTTGCACTTGTGTTGTTGTACTCATCTATAAATGTTGTATCCCTTTTTTCTAAATAAATTTTAGAAGATCCACTTGTTATTTGTATAGCTCTAATTACCAAAGCACCGTCAGGAAAATTTAAAAATTTTTGATCTAATACCATATTTGCCACAGCGTACTTTCTATCTGCATCTGTATTTACATCTCTTAAAATTCTTTCCTCAGCGTCTAAAATAAAACCATTAATTATAGCATCTGTAAAAACTGTACTATCTACTTCTGTATAATTTCTTATTTTAGTTACTAAATCTGAATAAGTTATTCCTGCCATTATGTTTGTACCTCTACTTTTCCTACTCTAGCTAGTATATCCAATCTTTTGCCTGCTGGCAAAGGTAACATACCATTTGAGCTATAAGTTGGTATACCAAGAGTTCCTTGAAAAGAACCCACATTGACTGTCATGTTACCTATATTATGTTGGACTCTAGTATTTCTCAAAGCTTGAGGATCTGCCCCATATACTTTTGGATCTAGTTGTGGAGATTTAGGCTCAAATTCAGAATAATGAACTAATGAGCCGTTCCATTCCATGACCATTTCA